ACAGGTACTTCACAATAGTCTTTGTGAGATAAATCCATCTTAGAATATTTATCTAACCAACTATTAACTGTGTTAACTTGTGACTGTGCTGACGCAATGTCTTTGGTCAACTCCTGAGCTACATCTTTAAATATTTCTTGTACGCGAGTATACTTAGTTAGATTCAGTATTTCAATTAAAAACTTTTTACGTGCTGTATCAGCAGCAGTTAAGAATTCTAAACTGCTAGCATTTGATTGGTATACAATTTGTGCAAAAGTTTTATGATCGAATCCAAGAATATCTTCAATCATTTTATAAGTTGCCGTAGCAGTATGAGCGCTTATATCTACAGTATTTTTATATAGTTTAACTGTTTGAGCAGCCCCACGCGATGTTTTAATTGTGTACTCTACACCATCGCGTTCAAAGTCAAGTTCAATAGCATAAGTTTTGTCTTTTACGTATCTATTTAAAATATCTGCTTTTTTAATGCCTTTTGAATTCTTATTAAATAATACTTCTTCTAAAATAAGAGCAATAGAGCTTTTGCCGTGGCCGTTACGACCCACTAACTGTGTTAGTGGTGAAGCAACAAAATCAATGACATTATCTTTTCCATAACTAAAAGCATTGCTCCAATTTAATTTTTTAATTGTTATCATGTTCCAATAGTTCTTTTTTCAATTCGTGCAATCCGCCCACATATTTTCCGTTTATAAATATCTGTGGAACACTCCTAGCATCAGGTACTTTTTGAACTAAGTCTTTCTTTGAGTACCCGTTAATGCCTATCATACATTCTACATAGCTAATTGCTCGTTGTTCTAGTAATCGTTTTGCTTCTGTGCAGGCAGGACAGTTTGTTTGTGACCATACCTCGGCTTTAAAGTGACTCAAATTTTTCCGCATGATTTTGTAACTCCTTTAGTACAGATTCTATTGTTTCATCTGGTAGTTCTAAGATGTAAGCTAAATACTCTTTAACTTCTTCTACCAGACTCATTTCAGGATCTAGGATAAGTGCAGAGTCTGTTTCTCGTTTAATTACCTTACGGTCAATTAAATCTGAATCTTCGAGTTCGCCAAGTTCTTGCATATCGCCTTCAACTTGGTAAATGGTGTGATCAAAATCTGTTGCCGGTTTAGGGTCACTAACCCCAACAGTTTTTCTGATAAGTTGAGGTAAGCTGAATTTGAGCCAAACATGATCCAAAGAATCTGAGTCAAGCAAAATAGCTCCAGTGTCCACGGAACTTCTATGAAAGCTAGTAGTATAAGGACTACCAGGATACAGGATATTAAGTTGTGAATTTTCATAACTGTGTAAATCACCTGCTAACACTACTTGCCAGCGGTTAAATAGTGTTAAGTCAACTTCGGACTTAACGTGTGGAGGAATGTCGCCACGAACGTGAGTACAAAGAATTTTTCCGTTAAACAGTCTAGGCTCTTTTTCAAATTCTTTTAGTTTGTTATACGGAATAATGTCAATGTCTGCTGATTTAATACACCAAAATTCGTCAATAACTTGTACTAGTGAGTTTAGTCTATTAGTTGATTTTTTAAGGTTAGATAAGAAAGTAGTGTCTTTCTTTAGCATTTCGTGATTGCCAGAATATATAATGGTTGGCTTTGTAAAACTAGCCACAAAATCAAAATATAATTCTACTTCATCCATTGTTGGTAGTCGATCAAATATGTCACCACCAACAATTACTAAATCTGCCCCTTCTTGCATTTGTTGAAATTGCTCAACAAACATATGAAAACGATTTTTTGCCCACTCAATAGGTACGTTTTTTTGACCTAATTTTATATGCACATCTGCGGTAAATAGTATTTTCATTTTTATAGACAAAATAGCCCGCAAAGCATAAAGTTTTGCGGGCTATAATTTTTAACCTAAGTCTTTAACGGCTTCACGCTCTGATTCTGAAGCGCCTTCATCTGTTTCTTCGTCACTATGTGTAGTAACTTTGTTTAACAGGGCTAATACTTCATCAGCGGTAGGACGAGGATACTTTTCATCAATAGCTTTACTGGTAGTAACTAGTTCGCGCTCTGTATCTGACAGTGGGCGTGACTTGCAACGAAGTACTTGCAGTTGGTATTCAACGTTAAAAGGTAGAGGGCCAGTCTTAACTCGCTTAAAAACAACATCCCAACCACTATCAAAATCAGTTGGATCGCCCAAATCTTCGGCGGCTGTCATAACTTGTTCAAACAATTTCTTTTTAAGGTTAAGTGCCTTAATTTTGCCATCTTTAGGGTCGATACAGTTTACTGTGTATGACCAAGTGCATTTTAGTTCAGGAAAGAATTTTGGAACATGATCTACTTCTAGATTGTCAAATTTTTCTTTTTCTCTACTAAAAGCTAAACACTCAACAGGAATATCCTTGTTATTAGTGCCCTTAATCCAGTAAATGTAGCGAGGTAAGAGTCCACCAATTAAGCGAACTGAATTTTCGCCATCTTTGTACTCGTATGCCTCTACTTTGTTTGATTGTGCTTTGCCTTTTGTATTCTTAAAGCTAATTGCCATTTTTAATATCCTCGTATTTAAAGTGTATTTTGTTTTCTGTTATAGTTAGTAGCGGATTTGTTATTATTTTGCTTATATCAATATCTTTGAAATAAGATAAGTCTAAGTAATTAATATTGTAAAGTTTGTATGAGCTATAATCTCGTCTTCCGGCTAACTGTATATATTGTGATTTATAAATTACATCAGTTGTTTTATCTGTAAATAAATCTGCAGGGTTTACTAAAAAACTATTTCCAATTAAATTACTAATGGGTTTAATTTTAGTCAAGTAATTTTTTGGTATAGATTTTTTAGTAAAATGCAAACGAAGTTTTTCAACTATTAAGTTAGGATCGTTTTTAGTTTCAGATTCTAAAACTGAAAGGTTAAAGAAAAAAGTCATATTCTGTAACTTAAAGATTATTATAGCAGATTAACAACTGTAGTGCAAGTTAATTTTTTTATATGGTAGTTATTTGCCAGCCTTTACGCATATAAAGCCCAAGCCTATCATTGTTTTGTTTTTTATCAGCATAACCAGCAAAGTTAATATCTATTACTAACGGATTCAGTTTTTCTGGAAAAATTCTTTGAATCCTGCCTATGATTTGTTCTAATAAGCTATCATTAGACATAGGCACTGCTAAAATAACGCACGATAAGGCATTAATAGAAATGCCTTCTGAAAAGATTTGCCTTGATCCTGCAATGGCTTTCTTTTCTCCATTGAGGATTTGTTGTTTTGCTTGATCTCTGTCGCCTTCGGTTCCAGTAACCAACAAACACGTTTCTCCAACATATTCTTTGACCTTTTGTAAAAATTCAACTCTATCTGCAATAATCAATACAGAGTGACCATTATCAATTTCTATATTTGCTATACCAGCAACAAATTGTCGGTATTTATCGTTTTCACACAAATCATTGATTTTTTCTACCCAAGTTGCGCCAGTCTTTAGTGTTATACCACTTTTAACTATTCTGATCTTAGGAATAAGTGTATTAGCTTCCGGAGGCTTTAATACATGAGTACCAAAATAATCAGGAAATAATATGTGCTTACCGTCTTTACGAATCATTGTACCCGAAAGAGCAATTCTGTATCTAGCGTAAAAACTGTCTACTGTTGTAGAAAAAGTAGTGGCAGGACAGTGGTGTGCTTCATCCATTATAACTGTACCAAATTCTTTTGATAAAGTTGCTAGATGTTTAACTACGGACTGTATGTTTCCTACTACTATTGCCCTGTCTTCAATGTCAAACTCACCACCACCAATTACTCCAGCAGTCATACCAAATAAGATTTTTACTTCTTCTATCCACTGATCTCTTAGTGCAGCAGTATGTGTAATAACTAAAGTTCGTTGCCCAAACTTACGTGCTAAATGTAGCGCAGTAAAAGTTTTGCCCCAGCCTGGTAGTGCATTAATAAAACACGTATCTTTTACTTCGTTATATATTAGTACTTGATCATCGCGTAAAGGATGTATTGTCTCAGGAAAGGGTACAGGTACTAGACTCCGCTTATCTATAATTTCGAAATTTTCGGGAATCAAGTCCTGTCGTCCTTGAGGTATACTAACTATACCTTTAGGCAACATTTTGTAGTTTTTTATTGTTTCAACGGCAAAAAATTTCTTTGAGCCAGTATCTTTTGCAATTTTATATGTTAGTGTTTTGATAATCTTTTTAAGGTGATCTGCACCTGGATTATCCATATATATTCTGTTTGATATAATTGCTTTAGGCATTATACTAGTCTCCAGCTATCATTTGTAGCAGTCTCGCTAAGACCATATAATAAATATATTTTATTTATTACTAAGAATACTGCATAGCGGTGAAAGTCTTGTGGTCGTTGTAGGCTTTTAAATCTTTGAGATAGACCTTCTACTTCTAATACACACCCTATACCATCAGCAGGTAAAACTTGTTTGATCTTTTTTGCGGTAAGTTTGGCGCGTGTATATTTTTTCCACTGAAATACCTTGCCACTATTATCTATAAACCATGTACTGGCTTTGGCAAGTTTTATTAAGTCAGCTAAAAAATATATTGCGGTTGATATTTTATGTAGTTTTATATTTGCGTCTTTTTGTAGTACAAGCCTACGTAAACCCAGTGTTTTTTGTGGTAGATTTTTATCATCTATGATTTTAATTGTAAGACTACTAGTATTAGTATCGTCCACATATTCGGTGTGAAAGAAAACCAACCCATTGTACTGGGTTGGCTCTTTTTCACTCAATTTAAATACGGGCCATGTTATCGCCTGTAACGCCGTAAACTTCGTCAAAGTGTCCAAAACTGTAGTCATCCCCAATATCTTGATCTACGCCAATAGGTGTTTCAAGGATTTCACACCCCCACTTTTGCTGTGTATTGCGCTTTAGAATTTCACAGTACTGTTCAACACATTCGTCCTTAACTAGTGCTACAACTGAGTCATGTACAAGCATAAATATTTTAGCATCTAGCCCTTTGGCTTTAACTTCATTAGCAGTAGCCATAGCACCAAGCAAATTAATATCACTAGCGAGAGACTGAACTTCAGCATTAATTCCGCTACGAACTTCGTGAGCAGCAATACCTTTATCACTAGAAAATACATTAGGTAAACGACGCTTGCGACCAAAAAAGCTATAAGTATAGCCATTTGTTTCAATAAATGTTTTACGTTCATTTAACCACTTTTTGAGTTTACTAAATTTATTAAAGTATGCTTTAATATCTTCGCGGGCTTGCTCAACTGGGTAAGGCTGACCAGTAGCTTTTGACACAGTTTGAGACACTTTATTAGCACCTGAACCGTATAAAATCCCGAAGCTAATAGCTTTAGCCGATTGACGCATACTACCGTATAGCTTTTTAACATCCTCAACTGCACAGGGTAAGCTAAACACCATTTTTGCAATAGTTGAGTGAAAGTCACCACCACTAGAGAAAACTTGTTGTAGGTTTTTATCTCCTGATAGCACAGCAGCATAGTACATTTCTGCTGTGGTCAAGTCTTGCGAAACAATTTTATAACCTTCGATAGCTTTGATACAGCCTTTGATAATAGGATTGTCCCTAGGTATTTGCTGAGCATTAAACTTACCAGAACTACTGAGGCGACCGCTAGTGGTAAAGATAAGATTAAAATTTGTACGAATTCTACCGTCTCTATCAATTTCTGGTAAAATCTTGGAAATGTAGGTATTTTGAATTTTGCCAAGTTGTCTTACCTTTAAAATTGCAGCTGGCAATGGGTGTTCTTCAGATAACTGCTCTAGGACTTCGGCATCGGTTGAGATTGCTCCTGTTGCTGTCTTTTTTCCAGTTGGTTGTAAACCCAAATAATCGAACAAGACGACACGCAACTGCAAAACACTATTAGGATTAAAAATCTTACCAGTGTCTTTTTCAAACCGCTTAACTTCGTCAAACCCATAAACAACTTCCTTTGCTTGTGCAATCTGCTCGTCTAAATACATATTAGCAGCAGCCATGCGTTCTTTATTTACAGGAATACCTACTTCTTCCATGTCCATTAGAAACAGGGTACCTGGAATTAAGATTTCTTTATAGACTTTTAGTAGATTGCCGTTCTTCTGAACAATGGGCCAAAACTTTTGAAACAAGTCAAATGTTACGGCAGTGTCAATAGAAGCATAACGGCTAATAACATCAAAAGGTATGAGATCATACGTAAAGTCGTCTTGTAAAATTCCGTTCTTTGCACAGTATTCTTTCTTAAACTCGTCCAATTCAGCATCATAGTCCCCATAGTCAGTATATTTAAGTGCCAATTGTTTTAAACCATGACTATCAATTTCGTCTAGTACATAGTGCATAACCATAGTATCGTGTACTTGGTTACGATTAAAATCTATTCCAAAATGATATTTAATCATCTTGTAGTCAAATTTCATGTTGTGAAATATAGTAGAAAAATTATTAATAATTTCTCGCAGTAAGTCCAAACATTCGTCATCTAAGCAGTCTGTTAGAATGTATCTGCCATGCTTAGATTTATAACTCATTGATAGACCAAGCACGTACCCATCTCTAGGATAAAGTGCTGTAGTTTCTGTATCCCAGGCAACATATCCCTCGGCATTAGCTAATACTTCCCTAAAAAATTCTTTAGCTTCTTCAGTATCATCAATACCTTTAAAATCACCGGTTACTAGTGGCTGTAGTGAGCCTTTCACATATTTGTGAATTCTATCTACAGCACGATCAAAGTCTGGTTTGCCTTCTGGCTTAAACGCTAGCATGGCGGGATTTGAGATAGCAATAAATTTATCTGCTACTAATTGACCTGCCATATTTGTAACTGATGATACTTTTGCGTATTCTTTTGCGGCTTCTGCGCCCACTAAGATAACGTAATTATAAGGTTCTAAGTCTACTACCAAGTCTACGTCTTTTTTCAAGAGTTTGGTAATTGGCTTAGAACTCATATGATAGTGATCGTACTCAAATTCAAAATACTCTGAATAGCGGGTACGATTTGGGGCTTTGTCAATAATTGCAATTTTCATAGTTGTTTCCATAATACTTTATTATAGCGTATTTAGCTAATCTTTTCAAGTTCATTTTGTTATATACTCAGCAGTAGAGTCTACATCTTCTTGCGACAATTCACCTGGGTCTACGTCGTCCGGTAGTGTTATAGTTTGCACTATAAAACCGCAATCTTCAATTAGTGGCTTTAGTAACTCACTAGCTTTTCTGCCTGCTTCATCACCATCAAACATTAGATAAACGTGAGTAATGCCTTGTGCTTTAAACGGCAACATTTTTTGTTTTGTTGAATTTTGAAGTGTGTTTGTACCAAAAGCACATATAACATTATGTAAGCCCTTGTCGTACAAATTTAACATATCAAAAATACCTTCAACAATTACCATAGACTTGTAGCCTGCTGGTAAATGACTAGGAAATACTGGTATCTGAACTCCACTTGGGTAGTTTAAATACCTAGGATTACCATTTGATAGGGTGTGCCTACCTACAAAAACTACTGTTTTACCAGTTATGTCCTTGACGGGAAATATAATTCGATCTTGTAGTTTTTCTACTTGATTTGTATAAAAAGCACCAAAATACTTTAAAGTTTGCGGGCTAATGCCACGAAACTGTTTAGTATATGGTGTGTATCCCGTAGGTAACTCTAAGTCTAGCCCAAAGTTTTTTAGTTCTGCTAATTTTTCTTTTAGTGCTGCTATTTTAAGTGGAATTGGATTTGTAAATATGCCGTAGTATTTAAATATATTCGTTTTAAACCCACAACTAAAACAATGAGCAATCCCACTTACTCTGTCAACTCGGAAACTAGGGTTTGAGTCTTCGTGTTCTGAGTTTAGGCATTTGATTAAGTAGTCACGACCAGATACTGTAAATGCCAAACTATTTTTATTTAAAATATCTAATACTGGATCACTCATGTTACTACTTTACTTAATTGCCAACTGTGTACTTCTGCTAGTATGCCATCATCATAACGTACTGTTACGTTTGGCCAATATTTTTCTGCGTCATGTTTGTAAGTTTCTACAACAGCTTGTTTTCTGGTAGTACTTACATATACTAAATCCCCTACTACATATTCGATTCTACGACCATAAGGTACATTTTGATTATGCATTCCAGGGTAAGTCAGATTGTGAATCATCTTGTTTTACCTGTTCTTTTGGTTTCTTACCAGCTTTCTTAATAACTTCCTTATCGGCAGGCCTGTCCACAGACTGTGGGCTAATGCGTAAGGTATCCCAATCGATCGGGCACGTAAATGCCATTTCCTTGCCGCCACGAATTTTCGTGGTTTCAAAGCTGATTGCGTTCGTTTCTTTATCGTGTGCTTCCATCGTAAGAGCAATGTCCGCCGCATCCAATATACCTTTTGCGAACCGTGCTTCTCCGGTTGCATCGATCTGGTATGGCGAAACCATAACAATTTCATATTTTCGTGCAAGATTTTTAAGTTTCTTTGATACTTCAATTTGTGGCTTCCAGTCAAACTGATCGCTCCCTTCTAGTACAATTTGATTTAGGTAATCAACAACCGCTACTTTTAGTTTATCACCAAATCTAGCTTTGGCTTTACCAATATGCAAGTCGATACTGCTTAGGGTTAAGTCTCTGTCATCAACAATAATCATTTGATTATCTTCTTTTAGCTGATGCTGTCTTACTAGGTTTTCTTCAAATTTAAACCTGTCTCTATGACGCATAAAGTCTAGTACTGTTTGATCTGCGTCTTGAAACATATCTGCTCTGACTTTTACTACCCTAAGTATTTCATCGTCAGTTAGTTTATGCTGTTTGAGATTCTGGAGATTAACGTTAGCTAAAATTGCTAAGTTACGCTCCATTGTCTCCATTGCTGTCATTTCAATAGAGAAATAAATACTACTGTTACCAGACTGATATTGATTAACAAAGATGTTGCTACTAGTAATAGATTTACCGGAGCCTCGTTTACCCCCAATGAGTATGAGTTCTTGACGAGCAACACCACCAAGAACAGCGTCAAAAGTATTATTAAGGCCAAGATATACACGTTCTTTCTCCAAATCTTCTGGGTGACGAAACATCATTATGTCCGCCATTGTAAAAACTTTCTCACTAGTGTGAGTTTTTTCTTCTATTGTTAAGGCTATACTTGCTAAATTATCTTTTATTTCTGCGGAATCGTAAAGCGGTAGTTTGTCTACGAATTTGTCTAATAATTTTACGGTTTCATTTTGTGTATACTGATCGATTAACGCATCTAGCGCAACCTCAGCTGAAACGTCAGGAACCTCAGTTAAACGGAGAGTTGCTAACGTCTTGGACGCCGGACCCTCCCTTAAGGTTAATTCTAGGTCATCAAATGACGGTATAGCGCTGTACTTATCATAGTACTTATTTATTACGCTATACAAGGAAGAGTACGCAGCATCTAAAAATACTAACTTAAGCTTTGCCCAAATATCTAAGTTTCGCTCAGTTAATAATTTATTTAAGACTACTGCTGATGTATCCAAGGTTACCCTACTTTCGATTCATTGTCTATAATAACTTGGTCAATAATTTCACTAACTTTATAAGTTATAGATTCTCTTAGCTTTTTTAAATCTTGTTGATAGGTTGCACCACTATCATATAACAAACTTAATTGTTCGTGGGTTATAAGTTGCTGTAACCCAAAATAAATCTGGTCATAAGCCATAGTAGATTCAGGCGTAATATCTACTTGTACGGCTTTACCATAATTGTGCATTGCCTGTTTAACGACTTCCTCTACCGTAAAGGAGTCGTTATCGTGGTATGTTAATGTTACTTTCATGTTACGACTCTACAAAGTAAAAAAGCTCGGAAGCTTTTATGGACTTCCGAGCTAAATAGTATCTATACTTATTAAGCAGCTGCTTTAGCTTCAGCTTTAGCTTTTTTAGCTGCGCCATCATAGTCAGCAACTTTGATACCACGACGAGTAAGCAAAGTACGAAGACCACGTTCTGTTTTGTCAACAGAGGCTGCAATTTCAGCAACAGTCATAGTGCTGAGTTTGTCACCCAAAGCTGTAACTGGATCAATAGATTCCTTAGCATGAGATTGCTTTTGAGCAGGAATCTTAGAAATTTGACCTTTGCGTGTCAGGCTAAGAGCCTTACCACGAACTGAGGCAACAGTTTTATTCAATGCAGTTGCAATGTCTTCAATGAAACTACCAGCTTCTGCCATGTTGATGAACTTGGCTTCTTCTGCGTCACTGTAAGTACGAGCAACTTCAACTTTTTCAGCAGGCTTTACTGAACCAGTCAATTCTAAGGCAAGTAACTTACCTTGAATTTGTTTGGCAGTAAACTTGGCATCAGCGAAATGTTCAGCAATTTGTTTGTAGGTTAAGTTACCAGCGTTTGCATTTACGAAGTCAGCAAGATCTGTGCTTTCGTCGTGGGTAAATGCACTAGTTTTTTCTTTAGCTAGTGAAGCAACTTCACGGTCTAGTTGACGCAATTTAGAAGCAACAGAGCGAGTTGTGAATCCAAGAACTTCAGCAGCGTGTTCAACAGACTCTACGCTAACGGGGCTTGAGTTACCAACGATATTCAAAAGTTGGCTAACAGTGTCGTCAGACCATTTTTTAGTGGCTTTTTCAGTCATTTTTATTTTCTTTCAAGAAATTATTTAAGTTTGTGATTATGGTTATTCCGAGGGACTCGGCTTTTTTGCGTTTTGTACTACCTTTATCTTCTTCATCAACTAAATAGTCTGTGGTTTTTGTTACAGACTCTGTTGCCTTGTACCCTGCAACTTCCAGTGCTTTATGTGCTTCTGCTTTAGTTTTAAATGAAGATAATTTTCCTGTAATGCAAATGGTTTTTAAATCCCCAGTTACAACAGAACTTTTCTGAGAACGAAATGTGAAAGGCAAAAACTCTCTCATTTCGATAAAATCAGTTTCTAGCCAAGACAATAGGTTTTGTGTAACCTTTTCGCCCAAACCTGCTTGTTTACAAGTTTCCTGATTAATTTCGTCTATTGAATTAACAACAAGACAAATTTTTGTTGAAGCAGTATTACCTACAAGAGGTATTGAAAAAGATGCTAGAATAGTGGCTAAATCGGCGGATTTAGATTTTTCAATTTCTAAAAGAAGTTTTTCTGCTACTTTTGTACTACCCACTGCTTCAACTACTTGGTCTTGATCTAGATAATACAATTCAGTAATATCCGCTAGACTAAGTTTTTCTACTGTACGAGCACCCATACCTTTAATAGAAAGCGTCTTACAGAAGTGTTCGAGCTTTTTATTTAGTTGAGCACCGCAAGCTGTGTTTCTACAAAAGAGCTGATCGTTGACCAGTTCTAGAGTATAATTACAGCAGGGGCATTCGGTTGGTATTTCGATTCTCATAGTTTCATTATCAATTTATAAGTATATTATAACCGATTAAGGAGGCTTTATCAAGTGTAAATTTTACTACCCTGACTTCGTCAACCTACGCATCTACTTTATGCAAGATGCAAGGAATAATCTCACCAGAGCGAATTACTGCTACAGTGTCTCCGATTTGGAGATCCAGCATTTCAATAAAGCCAGGGTTATTAAGAGTAGCTCTGGAGACCAGAGCATCACCAATATAAACAGGCTCTAGAATAGCTACTGGAGTAACTTTACCAGATTTACCAACTTGCCACTCAACTCCGATAAGTTTTGTTTCAACGTGTTCGGCTCGCTCTTTTCTTGCATAAGCGCCCCTGGGATGTTTAGCTGTATAGCCCATTTCGTAAAATGTTTTATTGTCATTTACGCGAAATACTACACCATCACAAGGATATATTTTGTCTAGATCAGCTTCGTTGATTACACTAAATCCAAAAGACTTTAAGTCTGACATATCTTGGTTAAAAGTAGAAGCAATGCTTGGCTGTACCCCATAAGCAAAGAAACTAATTGCTCTAGTTTTAAACTCGTCTGTATTTTTTAGATTTAGTGCACCTGCTGCATAGTTTCGGGCATTCTCAATATTTTTAGGGGCTACGATTTCGCCTGTAATTTGGAATATTCCCTTAACAGGTATTTCGTGAGGCACAAGTTTAGTAGCTAACAACTTGTCAGTAATTACCTGACCTTCTATGCCATCACCACGCGTAAGACCTCTAACAAGATTACCATCAACATACAGTAAGCTAATAGCTGCCCCGTCCAGCTTAGTACTAACAACAATGTCTCGAATACCTTCCAAAGGCCGTTTTTGATTTTCGTCTTCATAGTATTTTTGTAAGCTGTACATTTGATAAACATGACGCTCTACATTGCCGTGTTGTTTTGTACCCACAGCATTGTAGCCAATTGACTCAGCCAATTGGTCAAACTGAGCATCACTAATTACTGGACTACCGGCATAGTATGCTCTTGAAGCAACATTTAGATATTGTTCTAGTTTATTCATTAATCAAATCTTTAACAAAGTTAGTCATAAGTTGTGCGTGCCTAGATTCATAGTAACAATCTGGCAACTCGCCTTCTGCGTACCAGCTAGGCTGAGCTTCTGGATGACAACCAATCATGCCAACATTACCCTGAATAACTGCCATTGCATCACCATTATCATATGTAGCGTATACATCCATGTTATCACCAAGGATAGCACAACCATCATAAAAATACATATAGTCTAGATCGCCAAGCCAACGTATAAAAGCAACTGCAGGGCCATCAGTGTCAATGTCACTAGTTGCTCGCTCAATATATTGACCAATAACTAAGTCTACAGTAATATCAAAGTAATCTGGGCCTGCCCAGTATGCGCCCATGCAGATGCCTAAGTATTTACCGCCATCTGCAATATAATCTTGAACTGCCCAAATGTGCTTGTCTTCAAAAATATCGTAGAAGTCAGCTGCATCGCCCATGCCGCCAGGAAAGCACACGGCATCAAGTTTTGACAAAAACCTGGGGGTAAGTTTATCAAGACCAAAAGTCCTAATGTCAAAGTCACGAACCAATCCAGCAACCATGCCCAAAGCGCACTCAGTTTCACATTGTGGATTGTGAATAAAAATTCCTACTGTTGGTTTCATGGTTTACTCTGTCTTTAAAGAATAATTATACCAGTTTAGGGTCGGCATTACAAGTCAATTTTTCTGCATAGTGACGGATAATATCTTCGCCTTCTGCTTTTGAGCATATATCAAATAGTCCATCTAACATTGCATAAATGTTTTCTGTTGACGCAGGTATTGATACACCTTCTCGACTAGGTATCCACTCACCTTCATAACTTAAAAAGTACTTTCTAAGTTGTATATAAGTTGTTTCCCTAAAGTCATTAACTACTAAGCGTACCTGGTAGCCTTTTTCTAGATTTTCTTCAATTAGTTTGTTGTATTGTATATTTGAATCCATTTAGGCTCCGGTAACCTTTTTAACTTTTAAAATTTTGCTGGTTTGGCGCCTGTGTTTTTATATGCGTACACCCAGCTGTCGTAGGTGCTCTAGGCTAGCTAGCTCTGTGGCTTCTTGATATGCATTTTGTTGCCATTTTTCTGCCAACAACCATACTCTGTAAATCCAGCCGTGCCGCTCGCTAAAAGACTCTGCATCAATTCTAGCGGTAGAGTCATATCGAGCACTATAAACTACTTCACCAACTTTAAATCGATCACGCACTGCACCTTCTGGAATTAGCTCTGGTTTAAAGTAGCTGCTTCCAGGTACACGAATAGGTACTGAGTTAGTTTCTAGAATATTCTTGATAAATGTGCTACTACGAAATGTAGCTTTAGAGATTGCATCTACAGTTTCGCCCGCAAGGTATTCAGAAATAATATAAACGCGTTCTTCGTTAGTAACAGGCTTACCGCGTTTCTCTGCTCTGCGTTCAGCATTCCTGCTTTGTTTCTTTTTCCAGTCTTCGATGATTGTTCCAAGCCTGGTCGTATTATATGCCATGCCAAGAATTTGACAAGCATCTTTCTTAGTAATTGCTTTCGCACCTTGTTCAGGCTCTAGCAGTTTAATGACTTTTGCTATATTAGCATCCGTCATCAATTCTTCTTCACTAGCTGATTTTTTTCTTGCCATAATGCTTCTCCAAAAGAAAAAGGCGGCACTAGGCCGCCTTGTTTACGCTTTCAACACGCTCAAGAAATAAACTGCGGCTTTGCCAGTCAGTTTGCTCAAAATGTCTTCGTCAATCTCAGCACCTTTAGCTTCGATTGCGGCTTTAAGATCAGCAATGCTAGACTCTTTGCTAACACGCTTACTACCTTCACCAGCAGGCTTGGCAGTTTTGCTAGTAGAAGCACCGGCTTCTTTCTTAACATAAACACCAGCTTGTACTAGTACCATACGAACGCCGTTAGGCGACATTTCAATTTCTTCTGCAATATCTTTGATAATTTCAGTTGAGGATTCAGGGGTTGGGCCTGCTCCTTCATACATTTCAATAACTTTAGTTTTCAGTTCTTCAGTCCATGCGCTTGCCATATTTGTTCCTTTTTTAAATATATTCTGTATTGATTGCCGACATTTGTTTTGGAGAAAATCGGCGATAGTTGTGCTTTAGATCGTGTTTAGCCAATAGAGCCATAGTTGCTTCATGCTGTGCGGTCTTTAAATTACGCATTTCATTGGCAAATAAGGCAAACTCATCTTCTGGCATTTTGGTAACATCAATGCCTTCAATAAATTCAGTGGGGGTAACCAACTCAACTATTGCTCGGTCAGAAACTGAGCCGTCAGCTTTAGTGTATGTAAATTCCAAAAGTTTCATGATGTGCCTTTTCTAATTGATTAAGTATATATTATATACTATAACAGTGATTGATTCAAATAAAAAATTTTTAATCTTGTTTTAATATTTCTTTTGACAGTCCACGTTCAAACGCTTCCGCGTATTTTGTAAATAAAAGAGGCAGTACTAAAAATGGGGCAACTATAGTACTAATGATTATATAAATAAATATACTTAACTTAGGATTCTTTGTAAATCCGTTTTCTACATTATTAGATCGTGCTTTTTGTAATAGTGGATAAAACCACAAGTAGCAGGCAGTAAAAGAAGTACTAAACGCAAATAGCAAATAGTATTCTATTACATCCATACCAGCCTTCCGTTCTTATCGTGAGCGCGTGCACCCAACTGGAAACTTACTCTGCCTTCTGGCACTTTTTTGTCAGGATTACTACGAGCAGCTTGAACAGCCTCTGATTGTGTTTTAGGATTACTACTAAACAATGCTTTGTCTGCTCTGCCAGTAAACAGCTTAAATATTTTAGCTAATCGAATATCAGTATGCGACCACTGTGGGTTGCTAGGCGTTTTTCTACGTGCACGAATATTAGTTAAAGCATTTTTAATTTGCTCATTGTTGGGCTGCTGTTTCAACAGCCGCTGCAACTTTAGTTTACGATTCTTTTCGTATTTGTTAGAGCTCTTATAAACTGCACTGTAGTTTTGTTTTGATTTACTAGCTGATTTAGCCAATTTAATATCCTTTTCTTATTTTAAAGATGCCAGTATCTTCTACTGACTTGAGCTCAACAATTTTAGCTTGCTCTAAGTATTCTAAGACTGCAAATGCTTCACCAAAAGAAAAAATACGTTGCTCCTCTTGATTAACAAGATCAGCAACGTGATTTAAATACTCTAGGCTTACTAGCTTCCAGGTCTCAGTACTTAGTTCACCAACGAGAGTCTTGAAGGGATTCGTTTTCAAACTGGACTTCGTGGTATTCGACATGGGCAGCCTCGTCACTTTCAGCAAGTATTTCTAGTTCTTTAGCCTTGAACACTTTCATGTGAATATCGTAGCAGGCTTGCAAAGCTGTAATTAGATCAGGCACTTGTTCAATAGAGATGGGCATATAGCGACGGCAAGTATCTGTAATAGCAATTTCGTCTAAGCCGCCAGCATTAGTACCATATTCAACATAGTTGTAAAAATAGCTGTCATTATATTCAAAGGTTTCGTCGGTGTCTGTGAGGTCTAGGACTTCGGAAAAGTAAATTTTCATAGTTTGTTTGCTTTAAAGTTGTTAGTGAAGTTAATATTATACTAAAAAATACTCAGCAATTCAAGTAAATATTTTTTAATCAAAAGGAAATAGGTGGTGCACTGACTAGGAATTGAACCTAGACTCGACCGATTATGAGTCGGCTGCTTTACCATTAAGCTATCAGTGCTTGTTTTTTAATTTGTTCTAGTGATATTGGGGTGTAGTTAATTCGTTCTACTGATACATTAAAGTATCTGCGATCTGGAATTTGTGCTAATTGCATACGAACTACATTACTGTGTAAGTGTCCGTGTACATTAAGACCCCAACGTGCAAGACTTTCAAGGTGAATAGGTATATGGGTTAATATAATTCCGTCAAATTGATGCGATCCACGAATATCTTTAAAGTACTTTAAGTACTGTTGTGCAGTACATAAGTCGTGATTGCCTTTAACAAGAACTTTTTCGCCATTAAGTCT